CCAGCGGGACGGGGCCGTGGCTCCCGCCCACCTCAAGGTCAAGCTCTCCAACGGCGTGGTGGTGGAACGCAAGGGCAAGAACAGCACCCTGACCGTCACCGACCCCACCGGACGGCGCAGCGGCCAGCAGCTGCTCAACGCCTTCATCGAGCCGCTGGCGCTGGATCTGCCCCGCTTCATGGAAGCATCCGACAAGGAGAAAGCCGACATCCTGCTCCGGATCATCGGCATCGGCACCGAACTGCACACCCGGGATCTTGAGATCAAGGCCCTGTACGACAAGCGCACCTTCACCGGCCAGCTGGCCGCGCAGAAAAAACACTTTGCCGAGGAGCTGATCTCCTACCCGGATGCACCGGAGGAGCCGGTCAGCGCCTCCGACCTCATCCGCCAGCAGCAGGAAATTCTGGCCCGCAACGGCGAGAATCAGCGTCTGCGGGCACAGTACACAGAGCTTGAGTGTCAGGAGCAGCAGTGTGTGGCCGAACTGAAACGCACCCGTGAACGCATTGCCGAGCTGGAACAACAGTATCAGGAGCTCGACGCCAAGCACACCCGCCTGTTCAATCAGCGGAAAACCGCTCAAAAGACCGTCGCCCAGCTTCAGGACGAATCCACTGCCGAACTGGAAGCATCCATCCGGGATATTGAGGAGATCAACCAGAAGGTGCGGGCCAATCTGGAAAAATCCCGGGCCGAGGACGAAGCCGCCCGGTATGCCAGCGATTACGACAAGCTCACCGAAGCCATCACCCGGAAGCGGGCCGACCGCATGGCCCTGCTGAACGGTGCCGACCTGCCCCTGCCGGAGCTGAGCGTGGAGGACGGTGCCCTTACTTATAAAGGCAAGCACTGGCGGGACATGTCCGGCAGCGACCAGCTGCGGGTGGCCGCCGCCATCGTCCGCCGCCTGAACCCGGACTGCGGGTTTGTGCTGCTGGACAAGCTGGAACAGATGGACATGACCACCCTGCAGGAGTTCTCCGCATGGCTGGAAGCAGAACACCTGCAGGCCATTGCCACCCGGGTCTCTACCGGCAGCGAGTGCCAGATCATCATTGAGGACGGCATGGTGAAGGATGCCGAAACCTCCCTGCCGCCCGTCACCGAAAAGCCCCAGCAGAAAAGCTGGACGAAAGGAGCGTTCTAAATGAGCAAATATGCAGTTACCACCGGCATCCAGAATTCGCCGGTCAAGACCGTGCTGTACGGCCCGGAAGGCATCGGCAAAAGCACCTTTGCATCCCATTTCCCGAATCCTGTTTTCATCGACACCGAGGGCGGCACCAAGCGGCTGAACGTCAAGCGCCTGCCCCAACCCACCAGCTGGGCCATGCTGTTGGATGAGGTGGCCGAGGTACGCAAGGGCAGTATCCCCTGCGGCACGCTGGTCATTGATACCGCCGACTGGGCTGAACGCCTGTGCATTCAGGCCGTGTGTGCCAAAGCCAAGGTGAACGGCATCGAGGATTTCGGCTACGGCAAGGGCTACACCTATGTTAAGGAAGAGTTCGGCAAGCTGCTGGACGCGCTGGAAGAGGTGCTGCAGGCCGGGCACAACGTGGTGGTGCTGGCCCATGCCGCTATTACCAAATTTGAGCAGCCGGATGCCGTGGGCAACTACGACCGCTGGAGCATGAAAACTTCCAAACAGGTGGCCCCGCTGCTGCGCGAGTGGTGCGATATGCTGCTGTTTGCCAACTACAAGACCGTTGTGGAAAAGGTGGGCGACGGCAAGAACGCCAAGAGCAAGGCCAGCGGCGGCAGGCGTGTACTGTACACCGCGCATCACCCCTGCTGGGATGCCAAAAACCGCTTTGACCTGCCGGAGGAAGTACCCTTTGACTATGCCAGCATTGCCGCCTGCATCCCCGGCGCAATGTCTGCACAGGCACCGAAACCGGAACCGCAGCCGTGTTCCCAGCCGGAAGCCGACATCCTGCCCAGCCCGCAGCAGGAAGCAAAGCCGGTGGCTCAGCCGCAGCCCGCACCGCTGCAGGAAAGCTCCGAGAAAAATGTTCTGCTCAGTCTGGGCGTGCCGGAAAAGCTGGCCGCTCTGATGAGCGCCAACAAGGTCAGCTGTGAAGAACTGCAGGGCGTTGTGGGCAAACGGGGCTATTTCCCGGAGGATATGCCCATCAAGGACTACCCCGCTGACTTTGTAGAGGGCTGTCTGATCGCCGCATGGCCGCAGGTGTTCCAGATGGTGCTGGATAACCGTGATATCCCGTTTTAACAGGCTCCCTCACGGAGGGAGCTGGCACGTGTAAGCGTGACTGAAGGAGTTTTATAATAAAGGAGTAATTACTTATGAACGAAATGAACACCACCGACCGCGCCCTGAGCTGGGACGACGAATTTACCAACGAGCAGCAGGAGTTCGTGCTCCTGCCCGAGGGCGAGTATGCCTTTGAGGTCACCGGCATGGAGCGTGCCCGCTTTGAGGGCAGCGCAAAGCTCCCGCCCTGCTCCATGGCAAAGCTGACCCTGAAGATCTTCGGCGGGGCCAAGGGTGATACCACCGTGACCCACCGCCTGTACCTGCACACCAAGACCCAGGGCCTGCTGGGCGCTTTCTTCGAGAGCATCGGCCAGTGCAAGCGCGGCGAGACCTTCCGCCCCCGCTGGAACGAGGTCGTGGGTGCCAAAGGCATCTGCAAGCTGGGTATCCACGAGTACACCAAGCAGAGCGGTCCTCATGCAGGCGAGACCGGCCAGAGCAACGAAGTGCAGCGCTTCCTGCCGCCGCCCGAACCCAAAGCTGCACCCACTCAGGGCTGGACACAGGGGGCGTTCTAAATGGCCGAGACACAAACCCTGCGCCCCTACCAGCAGCAGGCCCGTGAACGCATCCACGCCGAGTGGGAGAACGGCCACACCCGCACCCTGTTGGTGCTGCCTACCGGCACCGGCAAGACCATTGTGTTTGCATCGGTAGCTGCCGATCAGGTGCGCGCCGGTGACCGGGTGCTCATTCTGGCGCATCGCGGTGAGCTGCTGGAGCAGGCAGCGGACAAGCTGCAGCGCTCCACCGGCCTTGTCAGCGCGGTGGAAAAGGCAGATGCCACCTGTCTGAATACATGGTTCCGTGTGGTGGTGGGCAGCGTGCAGACCTTGCAGCGCACCGCCCGGCTGGAACGCTTTTCTCATGATTACTTTGGCACTATCATCATTGACGAGGCCCACCACGCCATCACCGACGGATACCGCCGCATCCTCGACTACTTCGGCAGCGCCAAGGTGCTGGGCGTGACCGCCACGCCGGATCGCGGCGACATGCGCAATCTGGGCGAGGTGTTCGACAGCCTTGCCTTTGAGTATAAGCTGACCGATGCCATCAAAGAGGGCTATCTGTGCCGCATCATGGCCCAGACCATTCCGCTGAAGCTGGACATTTCTTCTGTCACCATGAGCGGCGGGGACTACGCCGTGGGAGACCTCGGCACTGCGCTTGACCCCTATCTGGAACAGATTGCCGCCGAGATGGCCCAGCGCTGCAAAGGCCGTAAAACGGTGGTGTTCCTGCCCCTCATCAAGACCAGCCAGAAGTTCCGCGACCTGCTGAACTCCCATGGATTCCGTGCCGCCGAGGTCAACGGCCAGAGCACCGACCGCAAGGAAGTGCTGGCGGATTTCGATGCAGGCAAATACAACGTGCTGTGCAACTCCATGCTGCTCACCGAGGGCTGGGACTGCCCGTCTGTTGACTGCGTGGTGGTGCTGCGGCCCACCAAGGTACGCAGCCTGTACAGCCAGATGGTAGGGCGCGGCACCCGGCTCTCCCCGGGCAAGAGCGATCTGCTTTTGCTGGATTTTTTGTGGATGACCGACAAGCACGAGCTGTGCCGCCCGGCTGATCTGGTTTGTGAGGACCGCGCCGTGGCCCGGCAGATGACCGAAAATCTGGCCCAGACCGGATGCCCGGAGGACATCGAGAAAGCAGCCGTGCAGGCCAGCGAGGACGTGGTGGCCCAGCGGGAAGAAGCACTTGCAAAACAGCTGGAAGAACAGCGCCGCAAAAAAGCCCGTCTCGTGGACCCGCTGCAGTACGAGATGAGTATTCAGGCCGAGGACCTTGCCGGATATGTGCCGGCCTTTGGCTGGGAAGCAGGCCCGCCCAGCGCTGAACAGACTGCTGCTCTTGAGAAAATGGGCATCCTGCCGGACGCTGTAGAATCTGCTGGTAAGGCTTCCCTGCTGCTGGACCGGTTGAACAAACGCCGCGCTGAAGGCTTGACCACACCCAAGCAGATCCGCGTGCTGGAACGTTACGGTTTCCAGAGCGTGGGCACGTGGAGCTTCGATGCAGCCAAACACATGATCGACCGCATTGCGGTGCAGGGCTGGCGCGGTGTGCCCAAGGGCGTGAATCCCAGAACCTATATCCCGCCTGCGGAACCGCCCGCTGCGCCGGACAGTCCTTTTAACTTTGGATGGTAACGCGAATGGAACATGAAAATGAACTCAAGGAAGCATTGGACTTCGTATCCCCGTCCGCCCTGACCTATGACGAATGGCTCATGGTGGGCATGGCCCTGAAGGATTCCGGCCTGCCCGTCACCGTCTGGGAACAGTGGAGCGCCCGGGACGGGGGCCGTTACCACAAGGGCGAGTGCGCCAAAAAGTGGGAGAGCTTCCACGGCAGCACAAAGCCTGTCACCGAGAGCAGCATTTTTCAGCTGGCCTATTCCCACGGTTGGAGCGGCCCGGCGGGCCATGCGCTGGACTGGGGCGACGAGCTCTCTGTCGGGCCCGGTGCCCAGGCCGAGGGCCGCGTGGTAGATCCCCGGTGGGTGGAAGCCCACGAGCTGGATCTGCCCGCAGAGTGGCACCCGGCAGAGCAGATCAAGCGGTATCTGCAGGCACTTTTTGAGCCGGAGGAATACGTTGCCTACGTCACCGAGAGCTACCGGAAGGAAGACGGGCGCTTTGCCCCCAACGGCTGCTCCTGTCAGCTGACCGCCGGGCAGCTCATCATGGAGCTGGATCATTACGGCGATGATATCGGTGCTGCCCTTGGCGACTACAACCCCGAAGCCGGTGCGTGGATCTGCTTCAACCCCATGGACGGCGGAGGCCGCCGCAACGAGAACGTGACCGACTTCCGCTACGCCCTCGTGGAGTGCGACAACATGGAGCTGGGCAAGCAGCAGACCATCATCCGGCAGCTGGAACTGCCCTGTGCCGCGCTGGTCTACTCCGGCGGCAAGAGCGTCCACGCCATCGTCAGGGTGGATGCCCCGGACTATGCCGAGTACCGCAGGCGGGTGGATTACCTCTACGCCGCCTGTCAGAAAAACGGCCTGACCATCGACCAGCAGAACCGCAACCCTTCCCGCCTTTCCCGGATGCCCGGCATCCTGCGCGGTGACAAACGGCAGGTGCTGCTGGAAACGAACATCGGGAAATCCTGCTGGGATGAGTGGCGCGACTGGCTGGAAGCGGAGACCGACGAGCTACCCGAGACCGAGAGTCTGGCCGACGACTGGGAGAGCCTACCCCCGCTGGCCGATGCCCTCATCACCGGGGTGCTGCGCAAGGGCCACAAGATGCTGCTGGCAGGCCCCAGCAAGGCGGGCAAGAGCTTTGCCCTCATCGAGCTGTGCATCGCTATCGCCGAAGGCACGCCCTGGCTGGGCCGGTTCTCCTGCGCACAGGGCAAGGTACTGTACATCAATCTGGAGCTGGACCGGGCCTCCTGCCTGCACCGCTTCAAGGACGTGTACACCGTCCTCGGCCTGCCCCCGCAGAACCTGCGAAACATCGACATCTGGAACCTGCGCG